CAAGTCAAATCAAGAAACCCAAGTAAAGAGGGCAAATTTACTTTTCCTATTGAAGCCTATAGAAAAATATCAAAGACTCACGCCAATTATCATTGTGAGTTGCTTGCTTTTGTATTCTTACCCAGCAAACGAATTTACTTCAAAGCAAATACCGCCAGTCAACAATATTACATCTACTCAAAAAAACATATCAAAAAAGATATGGAGATAATTAGCTTTCAAGAAGCATTAAATCAACTATCCTCAATCCCTGTACTTAACAGTTTGTTAGATTAAATATAAACAACAAACTAGTAAGTGTTATTAATATTTATTAAATATTTAATTTTTTCATACCTATAGCGTAATTACGCAATTGTAAGTATAACCATTTGTATATTTGAAACTTGTATTTATATATATTTACATATAGTATATGTTATTGATATTTATAGGAGAGAGTATGACGGTAAAATTTACACCGCATAATATATATACGCCTGCTAGCAAGCAATGTGTTTTATATATTAAAAATAAAAATGATGTTAAAAAGGCTAGGGATGCAGTTGAGCAGACTATTTGCAACGTAAGAGATGCGAAAATAATTAGCGAATATATTGAAGATGCTACAAGAAAAAACTACAAGCCAGAATTAATAAAAGCCATAGACAAAACAAATGAAAAGGCAAATAGGGTGCTTCTTATACCTTATATGGATTATTTGTCTCGTAACATAACAGCTATAACAGAATTTATGCGATTAGAAAACGTGCCTTATGTAGTTGTATTGGGTAGGTGGGACAATAAATATGAGTTTAGGCAAATGTATGTATCAACAATGTTGACTACAGCACAAGATATTACAAAAAGAAGCGCACAAAGCAAACGTGATGGTATAGCTGCAAAAAAAGCTACTGGATGGAAAGCTGGCAACCCTAAACTTGATGTAGCTACTATTAATGCAAGTAAAGCTAGAGAGGAATTAGCAGACGAGTATACAAAAAATATTATAAAAACTATTAGACAGATACAATCCTACGATCAAACAACATTACAAAAAATAGCAAATTCATTAATGCAACGTGGGCTATTAACCAGAAGAGGTAAAAAAGTTTGGACACCAACAGGTGTAGCAAATATATTAAAAAGAGCAAATAAACTGAGGCTATAATTATGAAATCCAATTTTAAAGATTTAGTAAAGCATATAGCAGAATTGGATGTAGCAACTGCTCAAGCATACACAAGGGTTGAAGCACAAACAGGTATTAAAATTGATAGTCTTACAGATTTTATTTTAAAGTTTATTTTTACAGAACATCTTAATAATAGAGATGTAACGACAACAATATTATTTAATACATTAATGATTAGTGAAAATACGGTGCGTGCAAAATTAAAAAAAATGTTGGCTTTTAATCTTATAGAAGTGTGTGAGTGCAGTAATGATAAAAGGCAAAAGCATTTTGTTCCTACAGAACTGTTAAGTAAAATTATGTATCTACTTGTAGCCTGTAAGTTAAAGACTGCTACTGATATATCGCCTATGTTTAAATTAATGTTTGGTTCTAAACTTGATAAATTCTATAAAGAATATAATTTAGATGAATCTCTATCATTCAAACAAAATGCAAAATTTATTAATTATGAAAATTTTTTTAAAGGGCAAATAAAAAAATACCCTCAAAAAATTACCCTAAATATTTGAGGCTAATAATAGTATGTTTTTTATAGATACATATTTACATTTTAATTTATTTACATATAGTTTTAAAAGGTATGGATATGTTTTTTAAAAATACAGTAAGGATGAGTATTCCAATGGATAAAAAAATTCACATAGATAATTTAGAGTCCCATTTAATTGAATTGCTTGCTTATATAAAAAAATTAAAAAGATCACCATATCCTGAAAATGAAAAGGTGTTCTTAACTCAATGTGCAGTTAATACCACACATAGATCATTAAAGGCAGATGCTAACCCTAATGAAGCTAATAAAGAGTTTCATTACAAAGGGTCTACCTAAAATGTATAGATGTAGTTTGAAGTTTATAAACAAAGAGGTTTGTTAGTTATATAGCATGAGTAATACTAAATCGCATAAGAAGGGGACTCAGCAATTAGAGTTTAATTTTAATGCAATTAGTGGTTCGCATAATATATATAATATCAAATTAGGCAAACCTGCCAAAAATGTAAGAAAGTTAGAGAAATTAGATAAACCTAACAGATTAGTTAAGTTTAACAAACTAGGTTCATCTGATACTTTAACATTTAGCATCAATCAACTTCAATCTTTTTTCAAAGAGCAATATGGCGACACTTATATACAAGTTGCTGGCAAAGAGCCAGTAGCAGTAAGGGAAAGCCTAGATGAAATAAACAATATTATAAATATAAGGAGATAGTATGGTTGGCAAATTAACTAGAGATGATATATGTACAAGTTCTATAGTTTGTGCATTGTTTGATGAAAGCAAATTTTTTAGTAAACAAGAGGCGCTTGATAGATGTATACGTTCAAAAAATGGTGAGAACACTAGGTTTGAACAAAATAACAGACAAAGAACAGGAGACTTATTAGAGCCTGTACTTATACAAGAGGCTTGCAATAGGCTTGGATTAACTAATGTTAATGCTGATGTAGATTATAAGGTAAGCCACCCTTTCTTGCCTTTAGAGGCTTCGTTAGACGGTATAGCAGAAGCAGACAATCTATTGGTAAGCGCTAATGAAGACATAGGTGTTTACTTGCCACATGCAAGCAATTACAAAATGAACGGAAAAGTTGTTATTGAATGCAAATGCACCTCTACTTATCCAAATGCAGATGAGCCACCTAAATATCTTGGCGTGTTACAACTGCAATCATCAATGGAAATACTTGATGCTGATTATGGAATTTTGATCGTCCTTTATCAGTCAACAGACTTACGTATCTATGTCTACAAAAGAAATCCTGCATTTGCAGATCAGTTAAAAGAAAAGGTTGAGGATTTTGATAGGAGAGTAAAAGAGGAAGATTACTACCCACCAAACCTAAGCGCTGATGCTTACATTATGCATAGACAGGTTGAGGATGATGAAAATGAATTAATCCTTGATGCTGAGGCTGTTGATGATATAGATGAATATATGACTTATAAGAAGCTGGCTAAACAGGCTGAAGAAACAGCAGATGTTATTCATGCAAAGATAATGATGCACATGGGTAACTACTCAAAAGCTAGGGCAGCTAATTATAAGCTATCGTGGAATATGACTAATTTTAAGGCAAGACCAGAAAAGGTTATACCAGCTAAAGAAGCATACAGCATTAGGAGAAAAACAATCACAATTAAGGATGTAGGTTAGGAGCAAGGGCAAATAGTTAATTAGAGAGTATTCAGTATGGAGATTACTAACTATTGCCCTTACTTTTTAATTATATCTTATAACTATCAAACATATAGTTGAATTGATACTTAAAAACAATTAATATTAAACAGGAGAGTATAAAAATATGAAAGAACAAATTAATAACGACAAGAAAGCGCTATGGGTCAATGCTGATTTACATAAAGAAATAGAAATATTTAAAGCTATTAACAATATGAGTTTTGAAAAAGCAACTCAATATCTAATTAAACTTGGCATGTGTGGGCATGAGTTAGAGAAGCAAAATGGCTCAGAATAAAGCAGCAGTTGAAAAAAGAAGATTAGAGTTAGAAGCTGAAAAGCTAGACAAATGCGTTAAATACATCTACATGCAAAAGAATATAAATAGTTCTTATATGCAAATTGGTTACAAAAGCGGAAGAGTTGTAACTAATACAACTACTTACAATGCCGATTAATAGCCGAACTAAAGGCGCTGCATTTGAGAGACTAATAGTCAATAAAATAAACACTTATTTAGAATCTAAAAATCAAGAAACGCGAGTCAAAAGAAATTTAGATCAAGCGTTTGTAAAAGGATTAGCCGACATATATTGGGGTAACTTAGCCATTGAGTGTAAAAGATATGGCAAAGGTTCAAGCAATATGTATAAGAACGCTTGGTGGCAGCAGGTAGTCAATAGCGCTGGCAATAAATTCATACCATTTCTTATATACAAATTTGATAGAAATAAAATTATGTGTGCATTGCCCTTGTATTTGCTTAGTGATAACGAAAAACCTGATTGGCAAAGCGTATATATGTGTCCCTTAGCTGATATATGCGAAAGGCTTGATGAAGTGGTGAAAAGGGCAAATGGCTATAAATAGCATTAAAGATGAAGAAGATTTTGAGAATTTTTGTAGGAGTGCCTACGAGAAAATCCAGATTGCTTGCGATGTTTTATACATAACAAATGACGAGGATTACAACAGTTTTAAGATTAGGTGTTACGCAAAACTTGAGACTGATTATTTAAACAGTATTGACAAAACAATACATTAAAAAGGAGATGATATGGATATATTAGGAGCAAATGGTGGTGGAAATTCGATGAATTTCTTGAGTTTTAAGACAAATTCACAAGACTGGTGGATTAATAACGAAAGTGTAGTTGATTTTAATTACATGCAAATTGATACGGACACTATACAAAGCGGTTGGGGTATATACACACCTCAAAGCGGTTTCGATCATGTCTGGGATGAAAAGCTAGGAGTAAGATCACCGCAGCCAGCAGCTATAGGTGACGTTACTTGGAAAAGAGCTTTTAGCGTATGGTTGTTTTTAGATGGATGGGATGAGCCTGTAATCTGGCAAAGACATTCATTTGGCGAAAGAGAATCTTTTAATAAGATATTACCGCTATTTTGGAACAGTTTAGCAAGCGCTGATAAAGGCACTTTACCAACTATTAAATATACAAGTTCAAAAAAAGTATCTGTTGGAGCTGGATTTAGCTCAGAAATAGAATTTGAATTTGTAGATTTTAAGCCTAGAAAAGCTGAGTTTATATTGCCAGAGTGGGCATCTGATGATGCGCCAAGTGCTGTTGTAGAAATGCAAGCAGAAGAGAATAGAAAGCCAATTTCAACTGATGATATTCCCTTTTAAATGCAAGACCATGATTGGCAAAAAATAGCACCTGATGTAGCTAAACAATTACTTGGCGAGCCTAAAGTCCAAAAGTCTGATGAATGGAGATATGGGAATAAAGGCAGTCTAGTTTTTAATGTTAGCGCTGGAACTTTCTATGATTTTGAATTAGGAGAAGGTGGTGGTGTTGCTTGGCTGATTAAACATCTAGGTAAAGATATTAACGATATTGTAAAACAGTACGGTTACGACCTACCATTACCAAAAAATAACTCCTTATTAGGGAATCCCCCTTCCCAAAAAAGTAGTGGTAGGTCTTTTACAAAACAGCAAATGTGGGAACTTCATTCTCAAGCAGTAGTTAAGGTTCAATATGCAGCTAACTTTTGGGTTATGCGCTTTCCAGAAGGTCATGCAATAAGCATGAAGTACGCTCCATTTTCTCTAAATGAGGACGGAACTTGGTCTATGAAGCGACCAGAAGGCTTATTACCTATTTATTGTACTGATAAGAACCTAGACAAGCCTGTGATATTAAATGAAGGAGAGAAAGCCTGCATGGGAGCAAAAAATATCTATCAAGGAGATGTAGCTTGCTGGCATGGTGGTGTTAATGCGATAGAAAAGCAAGACTGGTCTAAGCTCTTTGGTAGAGATGTGTGGATATGGGCTGATAACGATGAGGCAGGAAGCAAATGTGCAAATGACATAGCTAAATTACTAAAGGCAAATCAATGTAAAGTTAAAGTAATTGAACCACCTAAAGATTTTAATGATAAGGATGATCTTTGGGATGCAAGCCAAAGCGGTTACTTTAAGGATTCAAGAGATTTAGAAGATTACATTCATGCATACAAAGAAACAAAACCAAAAGGTTCTATAACTTTTACTAGAGCAGACGAAGTTTTATCACAAGTAACTAACCCTAAATGGCTTATTAAAGATGTTTGTGAAGAAGAATCCCTAATGCAAATATTTGGCGCGCCAAAATCAGGCAAATCATTTATAGCTATTGCTATGAGTTGTGCTATTGCTTCAGGGCAAGATTTTTATGGCAATAGTTCATTTGCTAAACCTGTACTTTATATATGCGGAGAAGGGCAAAGAGGTGTTAAAAGAAGGCTATCAGCTTGGCAACAAGCACAATACAGTCTAAAACAAGTTCCATTATATTTATCAGATAGAGCAGTAAGAATAGGTGATAAAGATGATTTTCAAAGACTAATAGAAGAAATAGAAGTTATACAAGCATTAGAAGGTCAAATTGGCATGGTTGTAGTGGACACATTTCAAAGAAATTTCGGTGGCGGTAATGAGAATAGTGCTGAAGATGTAGGTAATTTTATTCACCAGCTAGACAGTTTGATAGCAAATTATGGCTGTAATGTTTGTATTGTGCATCATTCAGGGCATGAGGGTAGCAGAGCTAGAGGATCAAGTGTTATAGGAGCTTCTTTGGATTACGAGTTTTCTGTAAAAAGAACAGATAAAAATGAGCAGATGTTTGTATCGTTTGAGCAGACACTAAATAAAGATGGTCAAGGTATGGAATCTAAAAACTTTGTATTTAAAGAGGTAGATTTAATTGGTGAAGGTTTAGAACTAACTTCAGGATTTTTAGAGCTAACTGATATAGATTTTAAAAGTAAAGACAATATTACTTTAGCGCAAAGATTAGTTCTAGAAGCGCTAGAACGTCTAGCAATAAATAAAGACTCAAACAACCCTGAAGATCATTTCTTTTACCCATCAGACTTTAAAGGCAAGGTTAAAGATACTGATGGGAGTATTAAAAAGGTAGAAGCTATTAAAAAAATGCTGGGAACTTTAGTTGAAAGAGGTTTTGTTAAATATGTAGAGGGTTTAGGTTATCAATCTATTGAATATAGCAAGTTAGAGCCGAAGTTTGAATGAGGGAAGTAGAGGGAAGTTTGAGGGAAGAATGAGGGAAGTTTTTAGCAAAAATCAAGGATTATGAGGGAGGGAAGGGAAGAAGTTACGTAGTAACTTCCCACCTCCCTCTAAATGATATGAAAAGTTATATAGAAGAAAATTTAAAAACTAAATTAAAAGAATATAGAGATTTTGAATCTTCTATAGATATTAGTTGGGGTGGCAAGAAAAGATTGGAAAACTTGGTAACTATAAATTTAGGTATGAAATTTGGTAAAGCTGAATATATCTTTAAAGAATCTTTACAGAAAGATAAACCGCAAATAGTTATTACTAGGATTGACATGATGTATAGAGCTTATGAAGCATTAATACAAGATGCTAAAAATCAGGGCTATTCAGAAATAAGAGCTGAATATAGATGTTACAAATTTAATAATGATAAATTAGCTCTTGTTTGTGATCTTGATGCTCAGTTACCTAGATTACGTAATACACATAAAAACGAACCCAACACATTATTTTTTTCAGTAGAAGAATTATTTAGATGTATACCACAAGATTTTATGCACTTTAGAGGCATATTAGCTGAAAAGTCTAAAGACGTTAGTTTTGAAAGGATTACATATAAATGACAGGAAAAGGAGATAAAAAAAGACCAATGCAAATAAGTAATGAACAATTTGAAAAGAATTTTGAAGCAATATTTGGAAAGAAAAAGGAGGTAAAAGATGCCGATAAAGCTAAAGGCAAGCCAAAAGATAAGAAGTAAAGCTACAGGCAAATTTACTATTAAGCATTTCTACTTAAAGACAATGCGTTTAAAAGAGTTAGAAGAGCTGGTAGCTGCCCCTAATACCAAACCTAAAGTTAAAGAAAAATGTAAACGAGAAATTGTAAGGAGATATAAAAATTAGTGTTTAATTATATAAGTAAATTAATAGATAAATTATTAGAAAAATCATTTCAAAGAAAGGCAAATCGATTATCAAGGAGAAGCAAATGAAGGTAGATATGATTAATGCACCACCGCATTACACAAAAGGCGCTATACAGTTTTTAGATTACTTGAAGCAGCAATTAAGCAAAGAGGGTTATTTAGGCTTTTTGGAAGCATCTGTAATGAAATACATGCATAGACATAAGCTAAAAGATGCAAATATAGAAGATTTAGAAAAGGCAAATTTCTACTTGAATCGATTGATAGAAGAGTATAAAAATTTATAATTAACAAACATGGATAAAAAAGAAGAAACCTTACTTAAAAGGCAAATCGCAAAAGGCAAATCGCTTAACGAGGTTGTCATGTCTCTTGGTAAAAGCAAATCGACTATTCTACGTAAAGCAGATGAGTTAGGATTAAAATTTAAAAATATTAGTCATTGGGTAAATCTATAAGGCAAATACTGTTTTAAGGCAAATACTGTTTTAAGGCAAATACTGTTTTAAGGCAAATACTGTTTTAAGGCAAATACTGTTTTAAGGCA